ATTTACAGGTGCTTTGGCTATGTTTATGTTCAATACGATTCTTGCTGGTATATCGTTTTGTGTAGTGCCAAAGTGTGGGTGAGTATTGTTAAACATAACTGCTGTATTTTCAAACGAAGGTACTACAACTTTCTTTGTGTATTCTCCTTTTTCATCTTTATCAAAAATTGTTGTTGATCCATTGCAAGTATGAAAATTAAATACACAAGTTACAACATTTGGATCTGGTCTGCCTCTTTCAACACCGTCAAGCCATACATCATTATGAATACCGTGGTCTACTTGATTGACTTGATTAGGATTAAGATTCATTTTCATTCTCTTTAATAACACTTTATCCTCTGGTTCTTTACATCTGTCTTGTAAATGTTCCATCATATATAATTGAAATANGCCAAATAAAGGCATTAGTTCTTTGTCATAATTTTCTATATGGTTTTCTTCTAACTCTGGAGCACAATATAAAGTTTTACCGAGTTTATAATGCTCTGCTCCTACTGTTTTATTTTGAGGTGCTAGGTTTCTATAATTCCAACACCACAACATTCCTTTTTCACTTGTTACTATTTGTTTTAAATAGTTAAAAATAGGTTTAGGTAGAAAATCTGGTATTATTTTTATCATTCGTTTGCCTCTACATATAAATCTTTAGTAAAATCTTTTAATTTCTTTTTATCTAATGGTGTGTCAACTTGGTCAATATAGTTATTTAGGAAAGTCATAGTGTCCTCTCCTTGATCTAGTATGTTTGATTTTACAGTTTGTTTTATATCTACTGGATCCTCTATTATTTGTAGTTCGTGTACATTACTGTTGGTGTAAAACCTTTCTACAAGTTTGTTATACATTTCTTCATTTGTTTTAAATGATACAAACATTTTAACAAAGCAATTTTCGTAAGGTGTTAAATCAAAGTTAGTGTAGTCCTTTGTTCTATCATCATATATTATCTTTTTAAATATGGCAAGATCATTAGGTATTCTTTCTAACTCTCTTGTTTCTGTATCAAAGATATGAAATCCTTTAGGACAATTATGATCTGACCACATAATTTGATATTGTGTTCCTAGATAATAGATAAGACCGTCATCTGATTTTTTGTGAAAGTGTCCAGACATAACTTTTTCAAATCGTTTAAATTGTTCTTTATCTAAACCGTGGTCATTCATATGACCTTTGTGCATTTCAAAACCTTTTATTTCTAAATGACCAAAACATATAGCAGCCTCGGAGTGATCTATTGCGTGTATTGAATCTTCATAGTTGTCATCACATATCCAAGGTAAGAACAACATACGACAACCACCTAGTTCTACTTCTTTAGGTCCATCATATATCCAAGGTTCATTTACACCATCAAAAGATGTACATAATTGTTGAATAGAATTTACTTTGTTTGTATTCTTATAGTAGGTATCGTGGTTACCTAATATAATATGTGTATCTATCTTTAAGTCCCATAGTCTTTTCCAAAACTTCTTTTGAAAATTATGTGCAGTATTAAAGTTTATAAATTTTCGTCTGTCAACTACATCACCTAAATGTATTAATGTGTCTATCTTATTTTCTATTAGATAAGGAAAAAACTTTTCATCATAGAAACGATTTTGATAGTCTATAAAAGCAGGTGAGTCATTACGACAACCGAAGTGTGTATCATTCAGTAGTGCTATTTTCATAACTCATAAAGTAGTCTAAACTACTCTTTGTTTTCTTCTTCCTCTTTTTCTTTTTCTTTGCTAGATCATCAGCAATTTTTTGTTGTTCATCAACAGACATATTCTTTTTAAGAAATTCTGTAAACTGATTTTTAAATTCTCTATCTTCACCTGGTTGCAAAGTCATATCATCATAATTAGATTCTGTAATAAGTCTATTTTTAATAGTTACTTGTTTTTTCTCTTTCTGTATTCTTCTTATGAAGGCGTAATATATAATTTGCGTGAAGTATGCAAAAGGATTGTTTGATTTCTTTGGATTAAAATTGTCTAGGTACTGTAAGCAGTTTTCTATGCCATCACTAATCATATCATCTCTAAAAGTATAATTAATAAAGTTCGGTCTATAAGATAGATGATTCGCTATCTTTAAAAAACAACTACCAATATAATCTGTAACAGGCGGCTTCTCTAGTTTCTTTCTTTTTGCCTTGTTAACACCTTTTGTATATTCAACCATTGCAGCTAAAAATTCTTTGTTGTTTACATAATGTTCTTTTTTTGTAGTTTTTCTCATTATCTTAATATAACACCTTTCTCTTAAAAAGTCAAGTCTTTAAGGAAATTTCGGTTCATTTTTTTATTATAAGTTTGCTCTCAATCAGCATTGACTTTTAGAAAATTCTGTGTATAATAGAGCGTGTAGCGGGTTGCCAGGGAATATAGCTAGAGTATATAATATAATATATAAATTAGTGTATAGTTGTGTTGCCTTCGTCATCATCAAAATCATCAAATATCTCACCTATTTTTTCATTCTCAGCGTCTGTAAACTTTTGTTGTTTATAGTTTTGTTGCCTAACTGGAGCAGGTTTTTGGTCATAGTTCACAGCAATATTTTCATAACTAGTAACCATTTCAGGAGACGCATTTGTTATTGTCATTATTTTATTTTTAGGAATAGTAATTACTTTATCCGAAGTATAAGAACACCACTTTATCAATGCGATATAATCTTTGAATCCTGTCAATGTCATTTGAGGAACATACTTAATTAGTAACGGTTTTTTTATTCTTACCAATTGAGAGTTATCTGGCAACTGATCTTTACCTGTTGGTATAACAGTTACTACATCTTCGCCATTGACTAATTTGATTATTTTAACGCCTATAAATGTTTGGTTTGTATTCATCTTATTTTAACTCCACATTATGGATTTCGTATTCAAAATCCTCTTCGTTGTATATATTTATCCTTTCTCTAAAGTGAGAAAGAGTATAGTTTTCTTTTTCATTGTGCGTTAAATCATCTGCTATATCATACAAAGTAGCATCCGAATCGTTATCTTTTAATCTTAAACCTCTACCAATTGATTGTAAGTTTCTTATTCTACTCTTACTAGGACTTGCAAATACTATGTTGTGTAAGTTTCTAATATTGATACCAGTAGAAAAAGTACCATAACTAGCAACTATAATTGCACCTTCAGATTTTTCAGTTATGAATCTAATCTTTTCTCTTTCTTCAGCTGCCACACCACCATAAACAAAGAACACTTGTTTGTCTGATTTTTCTTCTATTAACTTTTGAAGTATCACTCCGTGTTTTTCTACATACTGAAATAAGACTAAAGTATTACCTTGTAGTCCTGTAACTAAATTACGAATATACTTGTTTCTTTTTTCATTAGAAACCAAATAGTCCATTTCTTCTTGGTATGTTTTGCCAAACATATCTGCTCTGACTTGTTTATCGTGTTGTAAAATTAAACAGAAAATTTTTAAATTAGCAAGTTGTTTCTTTTCTTGTAGTTCACTTGTAGATACTACTTTGTTTACTGTACCAAACAGACCTTCTAATACAAGTTTGTGTGTTTTAGTACCATCTAAAGTACCNGTAAGACCTACTCTATACTTACAGTCTTTTAGTTTTGACATTATCTTTGTCAATGAAACTGCTTTAAACAAGTGTGCCTCGTCACCAATTACCATACCAAACTGTTTAAACCATTTCTCTGGTAGATTGTAAATTGATTGCCAGGTACTGATTACTACTCGTTTGGTAGTGTCCTTATCGTGTCCTTGGTATATTCTGTGTACATTGCGATCACTATTATATCCATAGTCTTTAAAGTCTTTATATAACTGTTCCACTAAAGATGTTGTTGGCACAATTATTAATATCTTATCTTGTTTCTTTTCTTTTAATCTTAACAGATTGTATATTAACATTAGATATACTATCAATGACTTACCAGAGGCAGTAGGCGATAGCAATAAACATCTACTCTTTGTTATAGAGTGTACAAATGCTTCTCTTTGATAATCTCTTATTTCTATTTTAGGTATCTTTAGTGCTTTTAAAAATCTAGTTACATCATCAGCATTAGTTTGTACATCTTTAATTTTAGTACCATCAACTATCTGTATGTTATTCTTCTCGCACCAGTCTATAATATAAGGATACAGTCCTGCATATATTTGACCAGTTGCATAACTGAATAATCTAATTTTACCGTCCCAAACTCTATTACGATATTGAGGCATAAACTTAAATCCAGGTACTTCAAAGGTAAAGTATTCACCTAATTCTCTACGAATATCAGCGTCTGCTTCTATCTTTAAATAGACTTCGTTCTTTTTATCTATGATGAGGTATCTTGTAGTTGTCATTATTAAATAGCGCCACTAGTAAACTTTCTCCAGTCAATAGCGTTTTTAATAGTAAATGTTCTATTTGATATTTGTCTGATTGTTCTATCTAAAAAATCTACTGTAACTTCCAGGTATTTAACTTTTTGATATGCTTTTGTGTATTCTTCATCTGCTTCAATATATTTGTCAACATCTGACCTCATAATTTTTAAGTTAAAAGGTTTCAATTGATAAACAGCAGGATCAGCTTTACCTGTATAGTATTCCCACTTTTGTCTTTTGATTAATTTAAATTCATCTTCAGCACGAGTCAATAACAACTTAAACTTTGTTAAGTGTTTCATAAATTCGTTATGTAGTTGAGGTGTTTTTAATGACTCTAAATCTAATTCAGTATCATTTATTTTTAGCTTCTTATCAGCTAGTTCTTGTAGTTGTTCTAAATCCATAATAACTCCATTATAACACAAAACTCTTAAAAAATCAAGTTTAAGAGGTTGTAATTGTTGTTCTACTTGCGTTTGAGTTCGCAAAGTCGTATATCTTATACTCAAAGGTTACAGTTGCCGTTAGGTAATCTGTATCTGTTGCTTGTTGATTGTATTGTAAAGAAGATAAAGATATTGGAAAGCAATCTCTAAATCTAACTTCAGTAACAGGATTGTTTTTACTTGTTAGTATGTTAAGTGTTGAGTCTGATAATATACCACCTGTACTTGGTGCATTAAACTTTACTCTTCCTGCGTCACCTAGTGTTGTATTTTTAGATGTAGGAAATCTATCTGAACCACCATCTAATAAATTTTTAAATTCTTCGTGGCCACCAGGAAAACCTATACCTCTTAACCAACCGTGTATCTCTTGGTAGTTTTCTAAATTTTCATCTACAAGAAATGTAACTGACAATGGTTCGTATCTTAACTTCTCACCAGGTAAAGGTATATCTCTAAATGGTGTGGGTTGTGAATAGTTATCTGATATACTAATACCAGGCAGATTTACCTGTGTACAAAAGTATTCTACTTTAGGAAGTTTAGCTATACTAAATTTAAACTTTGTAGGATCAGCATAATCCTGTTTAGTAGGCTGTCTGCTAAATGAGTTAGTAGTAGTCATAATACTATTTATAATGGTTTTTAGACCAAAAAAAAGGGCGACTTTTTAGGGTCGCCCTTCTTAAATCAATCGTTAAACAACGATCAACCAATATTACATTATGTTAGCAACTTGTACTCTTTGGTAGTATCTATTACTGTTCGCTGAACCAGCGTTGTTAACAGCAGTAGCAGCACCTGATTGAGCACCTGTTTCTGCAAATGGGTTCGCAACTAAACCGTATCTAGTTTTGAAACCAATTTTTGGTTGGAATGTATCTTGTCCAACTGCTCTTACCATTTGTAATGGCACATATGGGCAGTAGAAAATACCAGCGTCATAAGGTGATGTACCTTTGTAACCGACAACATAGTATTGTTTAGCACTTGAATTAGCACTATATGGATCAATATACACTTTGTATCTACCGTTTAATGTACCAGCAAAAGTATTACCAGTGTCATCAACAGATAGATTGTTGTTTAATGCAGGAGTGTAATCTAAAACACCAGCCATTTGTAAAGCACTTGCAACATCAGCTGAACAGATAATCATATTACCTTTTCCTCTTCTTGTTCTTTGTGCAATTCTATTAGCATCTCTCTCTAGTTGGAACATTAGTCCTTTGAATCTCTCAACTGACCATCTTCCATTAGAGTCTGTGTCTAAATCAAAAACACCAGCTGTTGTTGTATTAACAGCGGCACCTTTTTCTGCATTGATATAAATTGTTCTTACAACTTCTCTATTGATTTCCGCAAGGATCTCAGCAGATAGGATGTTTGCCAATTCTGTTTCAGCGTCTAAACCGTGGATTGCTTTTAAGTCTTGAGCAAGTTCCATAGTGTATTCAGCCTTTAAAGCTCTGCTTCTAGCAGTTACAGTTGACTTCTCAATTGAGAAAGCCATTTCAGCAAACTGATTTCCAGAAGCGTCACCAAGTGCTTCAGCAGCACCAGTTGTCATACCTTGACCTCTACTGTAATCTGTTGATCCAGCAGCAGCGTCATTAAGAACACCTGGGTTAGTACCTGAGTGATCTGAAGGCGTAGCAGTTCCAGATGAATCACCAGCAGCATTTCTGCTAGAGAAGTCTGTATCTGCTTCATCAAATAAAGCTTCGTTTCCAATTTGTGAAGTGTATCTACTTCTCATTGCAAAGATAAGTCCAGTTGGACCAGTCATAGGTTGTACACCTGCGATATCGTATGCGATAAGATTTGGCATTGCTCTTCTAACTAGTGAAATTAGGATTGGATCCCAATTTGCAACTGAAGAACCAGTAGCATTTGTAGGCGCTGCTTCGTTTATAAAACCAGCGTCTTCTTTCATAGCTCTTTCTTGGTTTTCCAAGATAGTAGCTGTAACGGCTCGTCTGTAAGAATCACTAACTTTTGGTAAGTCAGGGTGTTCTAGGACAGGCTGCCATTTTTTTTCGTATTGTTCTGATAAATACATTTGTTTTTATCTCCCTATTAGTTAGACAATTTAATGTCTTTTGTTTTACTTATAGCGGCACTATAAGCAGCCATTGCATTAGTTAAATCCTGAGGTTGCTCAGCATTTGACTCTGCCGCCACATCATCTATCTCACTAGTCGATTCTTTTTTACCAAAGTAACTCTCTTTAATAGTTGCTACTTTAGATTTAAAATCTTCTTCGTTTGAATATTCAACTTCTTCGGCAAGTTTATTGAATTTTTCTTTTTGAGTTTCAGCTAATTCTTTAGACGCCTCATCAATGATGTCTTGTCTTTGTAATTTTCCGTTCTCTTTAGATAATTCAACATTCTTTTCAATTGATTCGTTAAGTTTTTTGTTTAACTCCTCAATTTTAGAAGATTGGTCTTCTAGTACATTATATTTTTCGTCTGGAACATCAATATAGTGGTCTTCAAATAATTTTTTTAGACCGCCTATAAAGTCCTCAGCGATTTCACCTTTGATTCCTCTTTCTAAGGCAAGTTCGTTTTCTTTCATCCACTCTTCCACTACATAAGCAAGGTAAGAGTCAACTTTTTCAACTAACTCGTCTTTAGATTTAGAAGTTTCTTCGGTTAATTTCTTGTCATAATCTGCCTGTATATCTTCAGCGATTTCTTTTACTTTAGATTTAATCGCAGCTTCAAATACTGTAGCAGCTTTTTGTTTAAATTCTTCAGATAATGAATCATCTCCAGCGACAAGAGCATCAACGTGTTCTTTAACATCAATGTCTTTTTCTTTTTCTTCTTTTACCTTCTCGTCTTCTTTTTTATCTTCTTCCTTAACTTCAGATTTTTTATCATCTTCTTTTTCAGCAGACTCTTTTTTATCTTTAGAGTCATCTTTTTTGTCAAGGTATTTTTTAAGACCAGCTGGCATTTCGCCTTCTTTGATTTCTTTGTCTTCCGATTCTTTTTCAGTTTCTTTTGCGCCTTCTTTTTTCAAAGTAGGCATTGGATCAGGTGCGCCCTCAGATTTTTGAGGTGCTTGTCCAGAAACTTCTTTTACTTTTTTTGTTGCGTCAGGATTACTGTCTGTTGGTTTAACAACAGCTGCGCCTAAATCTTCAGCACTATTAGATAGTGGCGAAGTTTCAGCTGCAACAGCATTCTTTTTAGGAGCGTCTGGAGCCGTAGCTTCCATAACTTCTTTTACTGTATCCGCAACGTTTTTTGCGTTTTCGGCCATTGAAATCTCCTCTTTATTAGTTAAAACTAGTTTCAATTAATTAATTGTTAATATTTATAAAACTAGAGATTTTTAAGAAAGTTTGTAAAGACTTTTACCTTAGCTTCTGCTAAAGCACTAGACTTTGCCTTCTCAATTTCTCGCTTCCAAGCTTCAATATTCTTTTCTACGAGTACTCCGTTGTTCCAAACCCACTCTTTACTCTCCATAATACCTTCTACGAAAGCGTCTGGAGCGCTGGGGTCTGCAACTATGTCGGCAGCAGTTGCTAAATAAAAGTCATCTTTTACATAGTTAGCACCACCTCTTGTTTCTAACGAACCCATACCTCTACTAGATACACCCAATTGAGCGCCTTCGTCAATAAGACCTTTTACAATCTTACCATAAGGTGTGTTCATTATCTTTGCTTCACCGACAAAATTAGCACCCTCTGGAGCAAGTTTCGTAATCATATGACTAACTCTTTCCAGGTTTACTGTTGGTCCGTCAGGATGTCCTAACTCGCCAAATGCTCGTTTCTTGTTGATAAATTCTGCGTTATATCTTGTTACTTCCTTATTCAATATGTCTTTAGCATAGACACGCCCATTTCTATTTTTTATATCGGATTGTAAGAAGATACCTCTAATTTTATAATCTTTTTTGCCGTTAGTTTCTTCAACCAGGCATTGTGCGTTTGCGATTTCTTCGGATATTAGTTTCATAGGTTCTCTCTCTTGTATATTTATAAGATTTTTTATCTAAACTCTACTAAAATTGTGTAATTATCCCCTACTACAAAGTCCCTTGTAGAGAGTAAAACATCACCTGTTGGTGTACCTGCATTGTTAACTATCTCGTTACCTGCTGTACGCAAGTCCCAATAACCTTGACCGGCCAACAATAATCCAGTTGCGTTTGTGGCACCGTTCCATACTAACTCTACACTTGCATCCCCTTTAGCAGTATTAACTGACCACCAGATTTTTGCAATTTTTCTATTACCGTCTTCAGTCATAAAAGTTGTTTCTGAAGCGTCTATTTTTTTAACTAAAGATTCACCAGAACCGTCTGATATGTTTGTCATTTTTGCAACATACTTAACTCCAGATGTGTCTGATATTACTTGTGTTGATACTGTATCTGCCA